ATGCTGGGCAAAGAATCCGACAAAGTGCAGGTGAAGGCCGACCGCGACGGGCTGTCTGCACGCATATCATGTAAAGGCAAAATCACATTTCAATTCCGTTACCGCTGGGGCGGGAAGGGCGAACGCGTTGATATTGGCACCTATCCGGCCACGTCCCTTAAAGAGGCACGCGAAGAGGTGATCCGGCTGCGCGGCGAACTGGAGCAGAACCGCAACCCGCGCCTACTGAAACGGCTGGAACGCACTGAGGCTTTCGAAGCGATGACGGTGGAGGGGGTGATCAGAACGTGGATTGAAAAATACTGCGTCGAGAACAAAAAAGACCATCACGACATTTTGCGCTCGTTTGAAATCCACGTTTTCCCCGCGCTGGGCAAGATTCCGCACGATGACGCGACTATTCATATGTGGCTTAACGTGCTGGAGCCGCTGGCCCGCAAGTCGCCATCCATAACGGTGCGCGTGCTGACCAACACAAAGCAGGCCCACACATGGGCGGTTCGCCGCAAACTAACCACCAGCGCGCCGCTGTCCGATCTCAAGCTGTCCGATCTGAACATCGTCAAAACGCCCCGCGAGCGCGTACTATCCCCTGACGAGATAGTGACAATTTTCCGCGCGATGGAAGCCAGCCGCATCGCCCCGAAATTCCAGCTACTGGTTAAACTGTGCCTGCTGTTCGGCTGCCGCGTCGGCGAGCTAGCGAACGCAGAAAAGGCGCATTTTGATTTTGAGAAAAAACTGTGGACGATCCCGGCGACGCACCATAAAGGAGGGAAGCGCACCCGGAAAGCGTTGGTGCGCCCGATCATACCCGAAGCCGAAGAAATGCTGCGGGAACTTTTCGACTACGCCCCGCGTAGCCGGTACGCCATGACCCACGGCAGGCGCGACGCGCCGCAAGGCCGCGCAACGCTCACAGACATTTCGCCGGGCATCCAGCAGGTGGCGCGACGGCATCTGGGCGTAGAAATGGAGAACTGGACTATCCACGATCTGCGCAGGACGGCGCGCACGAACTTTTCTGAAGTGGCTGAACCGCACGTTGCGGAAATCATGCTGGGGCATAAGCTGCCGGGCGTCTGGCAGGTGTACGACCGACACAGCTATATAGAAGAACAACGGCGCGCCTACTCGTTATGGTGGGCGCGCGTTACTGCGTGGGTTTATGGCGAGGGCAAAGTGTCCGTGCTGGCGCTCACTTCGTGATAGCGCAATACGTCGCAGGTGCGGAACGTCAGACGGCTACGGCGCACCGGCTGCGGGAATGCCGGATTATATGGGCGCTGCGTGCGCCCGTTCACTGATACCCATTTGCGGATCGTCTGCGGTGCTACGCGCAACAGCAGGGCGGTTTCGGCCAGATTCAGATAGGGCATCTTCATCAGGGTTTGAACATCGAGATCCATCACTCACCATCCTCCGCTTTGTCGCGCTCTTTTTCTGCATATTCCACCAGCGTGCGGAGCATACCAACAAACGCCGATTTGGTTTCCTCTGCCCACGCTTCGAATTCGTCGGCGAACGGCTTAAAGGCGTTGATTACCACCTCCTGCAACGTGCCTTCCTGGTCAAACTCGCCGTGTTCGTCTGAACAGCAGTTAAGCCGCCAGCGCTGCGGGGCCACCATGTCCAGATGCACTTCGGAGCACTTGCGGTTCAGCCACATCAGGATAGTTTCTAAGTCTGCGCCACGATAACGGATCATTTGCTTTCCCCTCCTATTGAGCCTGTAAGGTGAAGCGCGCAGGCGTTCCAGCCGTCAGTTTTGCCTACTTCATACGTCCAGTTGAGGCGGCCCGCTTCTGAATAAATGTCGGCGGCCATTTCTGCCGGGCGTGCTTTCTGTTTTGCCGTGAGCGCGGCTAGCGCGATCCGGCAGGTGCGCAATTGGTGGCGCTGCTTAGTTGTAAGGCCGTTAGTTTTTTCCATCATTTCCAGTGCGACAATCTGCTGCACGTTATAGGCGATCAGCGCCTGATGCTTGTCTAATGCCTGTATCATTCTGCTGTTCCCTTTAACACGTTTTCGGCCCAGTCACGATCAAACCTCGGCATGGCTGGCAGCGACGCAGCCACGTCAGACGGCAGGGCGTCGATATAGTCCAGCGCGGCGCGCGCCACTTCTGCGGCCTCATTCGATACCGGCGCTGCGGGCGGCGTGAGGTACGCGGGGAACTGATTGATCCCCGGTTTGTCGCGCACCACCGCGCCGTTAACGTCCGGGTTACGAATCCCGCTGGTGTAGCCCCACGGTTCAGCCTGCAATGCTGCCAGCGCGCTACGCGCCACATCTTTCAGCAGGTCATAGGCCCATGAAGAATTGATGATGTGGATGCAGCAGGCGATGCGCTCTGCGCGCTGTTCTGGTGTTAATTCAGGCATAGGAAAATCCCCCGGTAGTAACTTTCAAAGAGCCTTCGCATTCGTTGCCCCAGCCATGCCAGCCGGGCGCAGGCGTTCCGCGCGCGAATAACTCGATACGGGGCACATCGCCGACCAGACGCACCAGCAAATCACGGATGATTTCTGGCTTCGCGCTATGCTCACCGCGCGGAGCGGTGACGTGCTGGCAGATTGACGCATCAAGGCGGGGCAGTAGTTTCCCCCGGACGGCAAACAGCACATCTTCGCTATTCGCGCGCGTCATATGCCCCATCCCCAGCGCACTATTGCCCTTAATCCGGTTGGTTTTGTGCCACGTAAAACCCTTCATTGTCATGAGACGGAAGCCCCACGCGTCGATCAGTTTCAGGGCTTCGGCGGGCTGCGTTGGCACCCACCACATCGCCAGCAGGCAATCATCCGCCGCGATGTCCCAGACGGGCAGGCGGCAGAGATCGTTAATGTGCATCACGGGGTATTTGTGACCGGCCCCACGGTTTCCGCTATTGCATTTGTCGCGGTAAGCCCAAGCAGGATCCGCGTAGATAAGTGAGTATTTCATCAGTCGCCTTTCCATACGCCGCCGTGGATGCGACGCTCTAACGTGTCATACGGGTTAACCGGATCGACCTTGCCGAACTCTGCGGCGAGGTGCAGCCTGATAGCTTTCGGCAGCGTACCGCCGAGGCTGGCGCGAATGCGCGCGCGTTCTGTTGCCTCTGGCGCTGGCGCTTCCAGACCGAACAGGGCCGCGTGATTAACGATGCGGCGCAACTCTTTAGCCAGGCGGCGTCGCATCGCTTCGTCGGGATCCGTGGTAGGAGCCGCCAGCAGGGCGGCTACCTGTTCCGGGGTTGGCTTCGTCTTAAACATCAGCGAACCCCTCAAATCAGAACGGAATATCGTCGTCAAACATCATTCCGCCTGCTGGCGCGCCGCTCTTCTGCTGCTGCTGCTGCTGCTGACCGGAATACTGCTGGCGCTGTTGGCCTTGTGCTGCGGTGTTGCCCGCGCCGCCCAGCATTTGCATAGTGCCGCCCACGTTCACCACGACTTCGGTTGTATAGCGATCCTGCCCACTCTGATCCTGCCATTTGCGCGTTTGCAGCTTGCCTTCGATATAGACCATTGACCCTTTGCGCAGATACTCGCCAGCCACTTCGGCGACCTTGCCGAACAGAACCACGCGGTGCCATTCGGTTAACTCTTTTGCTTCGCCGGTCTGCTTGTCGCGCCATTGTTCGGAGGTTGCCACCGTCAGGTTCGCTACTGCGGTTCCGTTGGGGGTGTAACGTACTTCGGGATCCTGCCCCAGATGTCCGATAAGAATTACCTTGTTGATACCTTTAGCCATTTTGTGATCCTTTAAATTGGTGGCCGGGCGACTTATGCCGCCGCCTGCTGATTGCTCAATTCTGATTTGCGCAGATCCTTAACCTCTGTCGCTTTCGCCAGATGCTCTTTCTGGCCCTTTAATTTCTTCTGCACGGCTGCGAAGTAGCGCGCCAGATCGGCCAGCGTTGCGGCGTTCTGGGCTGCTTCGGTGAACCCGCGCAGGATTTCGTCGGGGGATTTCTGCGGCTGCTGCTGGCGCTGCTGCTGCGCGTTGGTCTGATTGGCCGCCTGCTGCTGGCGCTGTTGGCCGCCGCGATTGTTCTGCTGGCGCTGGCCGCCGTTCTGCTGCTGACCGCCTCTGGTCTGGTTGGCGTGCTCGTCAGTGTCGGGATCCTTCGCGTCGTCGATACCGAACAGGCCGTTAAGGCAATATTTGCGGGCGTAGGAACTGGTGGAGCCTGTCACCTGCGCGTCGTCCATGCCCTTTTTCGTCAGGGCTTCGCGGGCGAGCGCGCTGGCGGTGTGGCTGTGTTTGCCGTCTGTGATGGTGGCGGTGGCCTTGATGTAGTAGCGATCACCCAGTTGCACCACTTCGTCAGAAATCGACAGGAAAAGCCCGTCAAGCAGCGGTTTGACCGCGTTCAGAATGTCTTCGCAGCTACGATAGTGATAACCGCCAAAGCTGTTGTACTGACCCTTTGGCGCGTTCAGTTCGGCCTGAATCTTCGCCAGCTTGCCGTAAAATGTTTCTGCCATCGTTCTAACCTCTGATAAACTTGCCATGCACTTTCGGGTGCCTTCGGTAGTCCCCGCCACGCTCTAGCCAGCGCTGACGGGGTGGACTAGCCCGCTTCGGCGGGCTTTTTCATTAGTGCGTTACCGGCCGGCCCTTCGCGTCTACGAACACCTCCAGCACCTCCGCAGTAACGCGGGTTTTCACTGCCGGGCTATCCAGATAAAGCCCTTTCGCAACATTGGCTGATGCGCGCCATGCTTTGCCGTCATGCTTAACGAGCATTCCCGGCTTAACGTTATTCCTGAACATGAAAGTGGTATTCAGCATGGGTTTATCCTCTCTTCTGAGCCGGTAGGATCTGAACTGACACAACCGGGTGCCCGTTCTCGTTATCAATGATTTTGAAAAATGACCCGTCGCAAACGGGGCAGGTGGATAGCGTGTCCGACACGTCGCCAACAGGCGGCACAGCGGAGAAAAGACGCGTCATGCAGTACGGGCAGCCATAGTTCGCCATCGATCTGTTTTCAGTAACGTTGCGTGCCAGCCATTGGCCGTACGCGGCGAACACTTCTGGTTTTACAACCTCAATCCCGTTGATTTTCATGCTGCCACCCCCGCCAGACGGCCAGCGGTTACGGCGGCAAAGCGAACATCTGCGCTTTCGAGTTCTAGCCCTGAAGCCTCAACTTTGATGGCAATGCCACGCACACCGTCATCTGATCTGGCTTCTTCCATCGCTTCGCGGATTTCGTTAATCAGACCGGTGATCAGCGCGTCGAGGCGCAGCGCGTTTTCGTGGTGGGTGGCGAGAATCTGATCGCGCATCCACGCGAAGGTGTTCGACCAGAACAAGTCGAATCGACCGCGCAGTGCGTCAAAGTAGCGATTCATCGCCAGCGCCAGTTCGTGATCCTCCTCAACTTCCACCGCCAGCGCTTCGGCGTGCGCTGCCTCTACCATCTGTACCTGCGCTTCTGGCGAGGAGTTTTCAAAGTCCCGCTGATCGGAGTAGGCAACGGCCTGTTCATAGGTAAGGGATTCGATTTCACGGCAAAGGCTGATTTCTTCGTTCATCGCCCACGCTTCGGCCTCTGCATTCACCCACGCAACAGCGCGGCTGAATGGCGGCAGGGCGTTAAAGGTGCGCTGCGTGTCCATTGCCAGCGCCTCTTTGTGGGCTTTGCGGATGATGGCGCAGCGTGCGGCTTCGTCGTTCGACGACCAGAAGGCGATCTGGTTACGCATCGCATCTTCGCGCAGCGCTTCGCCGTGGGCTGCTTCGATGGCATAACCGCACCATTCGCGCAGGTCTGCGCCAGTTTCTTCGCACACTGGGCGGCCTGCTTTCAAGTCCACTTCGATCTGCCATTCACGGGCCATTTCCAGCGCTTCGGCATGGTCACATTCAATCAGTTCAGCGGCGCGGGCTTCGCAATACTCAACAAAATCCGCTTTGGTTTTTGTGGCGTGGGCGTAAACACCATGTTCAACGCCTGCGGCGTGTTCTGCTGCTGATACTTCGTGACGTGCGTCTGTCAGGGTGCCGCGTTTGGCGATTGCGATTACTGCTGCTTTGTAGGCTTCGATCAGTGCTTTGCGTGCGTTCATGTTCGTTTCCTCTGTGTGCCGATAACGGTGGCTGCCGGAGATTTTGCGTATTAACTGGCGAGTAAGTGATGGCACAGAGGATAGCCAAAGCGATTACCTCAATCAATCACTAAAGCGATATTATTTATCGCAATGGTGATAATTGGTTGATTGCTAATAGAATAAATTTTATCGGATTAGAGATTTTTGGATGGCGGGAGTTGAATTTAGGAATAAAAAAACCGGCACAGAGGCCGGTTTGATTGAATTTTGGGCGTTACCAGTTATGCGCTGACCAGAACACCTTGCCAATTATCCGCACCTGTTCGTGAAACTGGTCGCGAGGAACCACTTCGTCAGGATACTCTGCGCGATTCAGTGATCGAATGATAACCGAGTCTGGGCGCGCTATAAGTATCTTCACGCGCATCAAATCGGCCTGGCAGATTGCGTAAGTTTTCCCATCCCTGATTTCAATATCATCCGTGTTAACACCTACTATATCGCCATCATTTAACGTAGGTTCCATACTGCGGCCAGTCACGCGCACCAGTTTAGCGGCTGATTCTTTTACGCCAACTTTTCTAAGATAATCTTTGCGAAAAATTAGAGAAAAATCAGTAGACTCCTCGACTTCACAACAGCCGGGGCCAGCGGATAATGACACGTTCAAAAGGGGGATCTCCACATAATCAGTTTTCAAAACATCATCCGCGTCTTCCCATACTTTGACGCGGAGCCTAGTGTCCTGAATTGTGGAATAATTCGGCGATGGCTGCGTTGATCCATCAGGTAACATTGGCCCTTCCCCTGAGCTGAGCCATTCCGGGCGAACCCCTAAAACGCGGGCTATTTGAACTGTCTTGCGAGAGCTAGAAGCGCCATTCAGTAGTTTATTGACGCTGGATTGCGCCATCCCAACAGCTTTGGCCAGCTTACCTTGCGTCATTCCTGCGTGCTTCATGGCCGCATCAAGACGATCAGAAAATTCCATCATTCTTCCTCTCGCATTTTCTTAGCGATTTTTCTTAGAAATGAGTTTATCGCCGTGGCGATTGAATATCAAAGAATCGCACTAGCGATTGACAATAGATAAAGCGGTAGATATATTTCTTCGAAACCCATAGTTGAGGCGATTTATGAAAAATTTAGCTGTAGAAAAAGCGATTGCTATTGTAGGCAGCCAAGGAAAACTGGCAAAGCGTTGCGGCAAGGCGCAATCAACCATTTGCGACTGGCTGCACGGCAAAAAACGCATCTCTCCTGAATTTGTTCCTCTGCTTGTGGAAGCAGTTGATGGGCAAATTCAGGCCCATGAGTTTCGCCCAGATCTACCATCCATTTTTCCGCCGCCGCAGATGCATTGAGCTGTGAAAACGTCAATAACACTAAAAATGTGCTGTTGATAGAAATTACGGCGGCGATTACCAGAACAAAATTTTATCAGTAGGAAGTATTAATCATGAAAACCGCACATGCACGCACAAACAGCAAAGCTCTGCAATTCGAGGTGCTAATCCGAAATGGCATTGCAACCCGTGGAGTTACAGAAGTTGCCCGCGAAATGGGCGTTCACCATTCACAAATAAGCCGTATGCAAGCAGGGGAGAACAGCTTTGTGAGCCGCGCGGCGAGGTTACTGGCAGTGATCGGTTTCGATGACTGTGAGGACACAGTAATTATCAAAGGTGGACAAACGGCCCTTGTGGCAAAAGCGCTGGTTTCGATGCTGGAACATTTAAAGAGTGAAGCCCCGGCTGCTGTAACAGCCGAGGCTTCAGAGTGCAAAAACGTCTGACGGTTATTTGCGGGGGAAATTATGCCAAACAGTTATCCATTTTACCATGTTTTGGAGGTCAAAAAGTGAGTAACGTTTTGGCCTTCAGGGCAAAAGTTGAGGCAAAGCCAGCCACTCAGGGGTATGCCTTGTTACACCGCAAAATTAGAGAGTTGCCATTCTATCGGCAGGATAGCGAAGCCGTGCATCTTTGGCTGCATTTCATCCTGAGCGCTAACTATCAGCCTGCCATCGTGCAAACTGAGGTGGGCGACATCATGGTGCAACGCGGGCAGTTTATTGCCGGTAGAAATTCGCTTGCTAGCGATACAGGGATCGAGCCTAACCGGGTGCAATACCTGATGCGCAAGTTTAAAAAACTGGGGATGATTGAGACTCAATCACCGGGTAAGTTCACTCTGATTACAATCGTTAAATATGACGAATATCAGGGCGATTTTGCCCCCAAAAATGACCCGAAAAAAGTACCAGATAATTACCAGATAATTACCAGTTCAAACCCAGACGTGGCAGGGCCTGCGAAGGAGGTTGTCCCAGATAATTACCAGACGATTACCACAAACAATAAATATAATAATAAATATCTATCTAACGATAGATATATGTCATCTGGTGATGACGAATCAGCGCCAACCTCTGGAGAGCAAAAGCATGTCGTTCAGGGGGAGGGGCATCAACCTGCCGAGCAGGGCACCACTCCGCAGAAGAAATCAGCCTCCATTCCTTACCAAGCCGTGTTAGACGCCTACAACGTCGCAGCCGATGGGCGTTTGCCAATGGCTCAGGCTCTGAACGACAAGCGCCGCCGCGCGATTAAGCGCCTGTTAGGCGAGTTGAAAGCGCCAACCGCCGAAGCTGCCGCAAATTACTTTGGCGCGTTCATGGAAAAGGCCGGCCCGTTTTATTTCGGTGAAAACAATACCGGCTGGCGCGCCAGCTTTGACTACCTGCTGCGCAGCGACACGCTGATAAAAACGCGGGAGGGTTCATTGTGAGCGAGATCCTTACCCTGCCTTACAGCCAAGAGGCCGAGCAGGCCGTGTTAGGTGGCATGATGCTGGACGGCGGCGAGGAACGCAGTCAGACCGTGGCAGCGATGCTTAAGCCAGAGGCGTTTTTCCACAAGGCCCACAAGCTGATTTACAAAGCCATGCGCACGCTAATGGCCCGTCATCAACCAATAGACCTGATCACCTTGTCCAGCCTGATGGAGAGCGACGGTAGCGCCGACATGGTGGGCGGCTTCGCGTACATGGCCGAGCTTGCGAAAAACACCCCATCGGCGGCAAACCTTGTTCACTATGCCCGCGTGGTGCGTGACCGCGCTGCCGAGCGCTTCGCCATTGCCCAACTGAACAAAGGGATCGAGTTGCTGAGCACTCAAAGTGTGCTGACCGCAGCGGAAAAACTGGAGGCCGTCACTGCGATGACCAACCAGATCGCCGACCACCTGAAAACGGGCAATCGCCGAGGGCTGCGCGAGTGGGGCGAAGTATCCGAAGAGTGGGCGGCTGAACTAGATATGCGCTTTTCACCTGACGGTGCCCGCCGTGGCATGACAACCGGGATCGGGGCGCTTGATGACGCACTGGCACCGAAAGGACTAGTGCGCGGTTCCCTACTGGTGATCGGCGCCCGCCCGAAAATGGGTAAAACCACGCTTTACACCCAGCTTGCGCTGAACTGCGCTATCCGGGAAGAGAAACCGGCGCTGATGTTTTCGCTGGAAATGCCCGCTGTCCAGATTCTCGAAAAGGTTGTGTGCCAAATGTCCGGCGTAAACCCGAATGCGTTTTATACCCCGGTAGACGAGCGCAACGCGGGAATCTACCAGGGCGATTTAGACGGGGATTTGTCAAAGGCTTTTGCCATGACGGCGGCCCTGTCCGAAAACGGAAATCTGTTTATCGACGACACCCCCGGCATGACGCTATCGCAGATTACATCCGAGGCCCGGCGCATCAAAAAAGAGCGCGGCTGTGTGGGGATGGTCTTAGTCGATTACCTCACTCTGATGACTGCCGAGAAGGCCGAACGAAACGATCTGGCGTATGGCCTGATCACCAAAGGGCTTAAGAATCTGGCGAAGGAGCTGGATTGCATCGTTGTGCTGCTAACGCAGCTAAACCGTGATTTGGAAAAACGCGTAGACAAGCGCCCATTTCCCGCTGATTCCCGCGACACGGGCCAGATTGAACAGGATTGCGATTACTGGATCGGCGTGTACCGCGAAGGCGTCTACGACACGAAAGTGTCGCCGGAATTGACCGAGTTGCTGTTGCGCCTGAACCGGCATGGCAGCACGAAGACCGTTCATTGCCGGATGGTGAACGGCACGATCTGCGACATCACGCCGGACGAATACGCCGTGATGTATGGCGAGCAGCAGATCCAGCGAGCAAACAACGATTTTTAATCAGGAGTTCCCGAAGTGAAAAAGACCACAACCAAACACTTTAACCTGACGTCAAGCCGCTCAAAAATCCTGCGGCACCTCCTGCATACTGCTGAAGCGCCGACATATTTCGACATGCGCAACCTCATCCGTGGTGATCTGCGCGGCATCATTCGGTCGCTGATCAACGCTGGCATGGTGTCTTCATTCGTGAATCGCCGCGATGTTTTTTATCGGCTAACTTACAGAGGTTATCTTTTGGCACAGGCTATAGATCCCAAAACACTAGCGTTAAAGCCGGGCGAAGACATCCCAGACTCGACCGACATCACCGACGAATGCCGATACAACTGGCGAAACTTGTGGGTGTTCCAGATTATCGGGAGCGGTGCCAGGATAGCGCGGGATAACGTGAAGCCCATCACTGGAGAGAGCCGGGATTCTACGATAATCGCACAGAAAAGCGATCAAGAGACTAAGGCCGCGTAATTGCCTGCCTGAAGCTAGAAAACCCCGTAGAGAGCGTTTTAGCAAGGCTTCCCAATGGGGCATTTTCGAATGCCCCAGACTTCCCATCAAGATAGCCAAAAATCATTTTCCCTGTTTGACACCACCCGATCCCGTCCCGTCTAATCCTGCCCGTGGCCTGAGAAACCACAAACCGCGTATTACTGGCGCAACGGAGAAACAACCGTGGCGCTACTGCAATTCACAAAGCATTCGAACATGCTGGTGCCCGCTGACCCGGCCACCACAGAGTTTTTACAGACCAAAATCAGGGCTGGCGCATTCCTGACTGCCGAATTCCGGCAGGTGCGCAACCCGGCGTTTCATCGCCGTTTCTTCGCCCTATTAAACCTCGCATTCGACTACTGGGAACCGACCGGCGGCGCAGTCTCTGACGCTGAGCGCCGGATCGTGAACAGCTATGCGCGCTGGCTTGCCGTCTGTGGCGCTGACGCTGCCGCCCTGATGTCATCCGCTGATCAATACCTTTCAACTATCGCCGAACGCCGCGCCGGGCGCATCAGCGTCTGCAAATCCTTCGATGCGTTTCGCGCCTGGGTAGTCACCGAAGCCGGGTTTTATGACGTTATCGCGCTGCCGGATGGTTCCTGCCGCCGCACCCCTCGATCCATGTCGTTCGCCAGCATGGACGAAACCGAATTTCACGAACTCTACCGCGCCGCGTTCGATGTGCTGTGGCGCTTCGTCCTGTCCCACGCGTTCGCCAGCCCGCAAGAGGCCGAGAACGCCGCCGCTCAATTGATGAATTTTGCAGGGTGAACACGATGGCTAAAGACTGGTTTACACATACCGACCTGACCGACGCAGAAGCACGGGACCTGATGGAAACCTACGCCCGGCGCGGCATCAAAACCCGCCGCTTCCTCTCGATCGATTGCCGGAAATTTAACGTACAGGCGCTGCTGCCGGTGACGAAATACGAGCCAAAGCCCAGCAAAGTCTTTCAGTCCAAAATGTGGGGGTGATCGTGGCTGAATATCTGATCGAACTGCCATACCCACCGAGCAATAACCGGTATTACCGCCACAACCGGGGCCGGACGCACATTAGCGCCGAGGGCAAAGCATACCGCGCCGCCGTCGCTGAGATCGTAGAACGCCTGCTGCTGGACATTGAAACTCCGCTGCCGCTGCGCCTGCGCATTGAATGTTACATGCCTGACCGTCGCCGCCGTGATCTGGACAACCTGCAAAAAGCCGTCTTTGACGCGCTGACAAAGGCCGGTTTCTGGCTGGATGACGTGCAGGTGATCGACTACCGCGTGATCAAAATGCCCGTAGTGAAGGGCGGGAAACTCGTTATCAAAATCACTGAACTGGAGGCCGCGCCATGCTGATTATTTTTCCTGTACTGCTAACGGCGCTGTGCCTGTTCTGGCTGTGGCTGACGCTGCGCCTACGCCGGGCCATTAAACGCTTCGATATACGCTGGCGCGCTGAGGCGCTGGCAGACCGCTATCATATCTTGAAAACCATGAAACGGGAGGCCCGCCCATGAACGCGCAGAGCTTAGAATTTATTCGCCAGACGCTGGAGATCGCCACCGCCGATCTGAGCGGCAGCACAAAGGGCCAGATTGTCACGCTGGCCGAAAATTGCATGTTCACGAATGAACGCTACCCGCGCAAGCCGCTCAAGGTGGAAGACCCGGAGCGCCCCGGCAAGATGATCACGCTGCTTAACCAGCCAGTGCCCGGCAAGCAGAGCAGGGCGAAAGGTAGTCATATCCCGCAGATCCTGCCGGTCGAGTATTCAACCGCAAGCTGGCGTCGCGCCGTGGCGCTGCTGCCGGAACACGAGCAGGCGTGGATCCGCTGGTGCTATGCCGCCGACACCGCATACGGCTATCAGGTGCAGATCACCCGCTGGGCGTGGGAAGCGTTTGAAGACAGGCTTAAAGGTAAGCGCGTCGCCCGTAAGACGCTGGAGCGACTCCGCGCACTGGTGTGGCTGGCGGCGCAGGACGTGAACCGGGAGCTGCACGGTAAAACGGAACTGTGCTACCAGCAGCAACATCTAGCCGAACTAGTGGGTGTGAACCCCACAAACTGGGCGCAGAACTATGCGCGCCACTGGGAGGCGCTGACGGGCCTTTTCCGCCGTCTGGACGAAGCCGCGTTGCGTGGCGTTTCACGCGTGCGCGCGTGCCAGAAAAGAGAAAATTTCGCAAAAGACTTGCAAAAATGAATTTTCCGCGTTAGATTTCGCCCAGATTTGCTAAATTGCCCGAACTGAACATAACCCGCCGCGCGCGGGTTTTTTCGTTTCTGCGGCGCAGCAATTTTCCCCTTATTCCCCACCAACATTCCCCAGTCGCCCCATAATGCGACGCCAACAACCAACCGGGCCGCCACCGGGCGGTTATTGATATGAATGAAAAAATTTCAAGGCTACCCCACTGGCTGAGCGGCTTTCAGTTGCTTCTGGCGGCATTGTGGGAGCGCTTGCAGGGGCTGACTCTGTACGAATACGTGCTGGTGATGTCCCTGATCCTTTCACCACTGGCGTTTATCGTCTCCGTGGTGTTCCAGTGGCGACAAACGCGCGCCATCGAGAAAGCCGCAGCAGAAGGCAAAACCATCGTGAAGCAGCGAGGGTTTTTCAGATGACGAAACGCCGTGCTGGGGCTGTGTGCAGTATCGCTGCCGTCATGGCGCTGGTGCTGGCGCACGGCAACATCCGAACCAACGAAGAAGGGCTGGCGCTGATCGGTAATGCCGAAGGGTGCCGCCTCGATCTCTATGTGTGCCCGGCTGGGGTGCTGACTGATGGTGTTGGCAACACCCACGGGGTGCGCGCTGGTAAAACGCTGGACGAAATCGCCTTTGATTGGTCACGCAATATCAGGGAGGCCGAACAGTGCGTTAACCGCTACGGGAACGGCGCAAACATCCCTGATAACGCATTCAGCGCTGCTGTGTCGCTAACGTTCCGCGTCGGCTGCGGCAAGGCGCGAACCTCCACGCTGTTTCAGAAGCTGCGTTATGGCGACATCCCCGGAGCCTGCGACCAGTTCCCGCGCTGGCGCTACGCTGGCGGGAAAGTGTTGCCGGGCCTTGTGACCCGCAGCGATGCAGAAGCGGCATTGTGCCGTAAGGACGCCAGACTATGAAACGATCTCTGCTGGTGGCTGCTTTCACCTTCGCACTGATGGGGAGCGGCTATATCGCTGGCTTCACCGCTGCCGGGCTGCAAAGCCGCGCTGATGCGCTGGAACAGGCCACGCTTCAGGCCGCCGCCGACAGGCAGGAGGAAAACCGACAGGCGAAAGCCGTTACAGAGATCAGCAATGACACCGACACCGAACTGCAAAACGCGCGCGCTGCTGCTGCTGCTGCCGATTCTACTGCTGACCGGCTGCGCAAAGAGCTTGCCGCCAGCGAGAGGCGTTACAAGTCCCAGCTTGCCGCAGAACATGAGGTCAGAACCCAAACCGGCCTTCTGTACGCCGAGTTGTTCCGACGCGCTGACGAACGCGCGGGCGACCTGGCTAAATATGCTGACCAGCAAACAGTCAAACTGAACGCCTGCGTGCGGGCCTATGAGTCCGTTACAGGCACAACCTTAGAGGGCAACCCATGAAATTCGCATTTGCTACGCTGATCGCCGCGCTGCTGCTGTCCGGCTGTACCGATGCCACACAGGCAGGCTTCGCGGCATACGGTTCACCGCATGAAATCACCTGCTGGAACTACCACCAGCAGATCTATCACGGCTTTTCGACTGGCCGCATTAGCCACGACAAGCACGGCAGCAGTGACACGATCTCATTCGAGAACCGCGAAACCCGCAAGCTGGATGAAATCATGCTGGGGCAGTCCTCAACCTGTGTAACCCGCGTGGTGGAGTGATGGAATTCGAACACCTGTTTTTCTCCGCTGCGGCGATTGTGCTGCTGGGCCTGTTCATGACGATTGCGAGCGTTAACCGCACGAATAACGACGCGATGGAAGCCATGATCAAGCAGGGTGCAAACCCTATTGCGGCGCATTGCGCTGTGAAGGGCATCACCACCGAGAACCGCGACACCTGCAAAGCCGCGCTGAACTGAACCCGATCCCCTGCACCCGCAGGGGGTTTTGGGCTGCTGCCTGCTTAATATCAACTGATAGCTATATGTTGTGCCCTCTACTTGTAGCGCAGGCGGCAGCGCCAAAGCCTTTCATCAAGGAACCCCACCGTGATTAATACCCCTGATTCCCCGGTGATCGGGGCGATCCCTTCTGGCCTGTCCACGCCCGGCAGCCTGACCATCGGGCCAGCCACCGCAGGCACACCGACACCAACACCGGCCAATTACCTGTTCATCCAGAACGACACGGCTACCGCTGCCGATTCCCCGTGGCACGTTAAGCAAATCGACCATACACATTACGAAATGCCGAACGCCACCGAACCGAGAAATGCGCAGTACATCGGCGTTTTTCAGTGTGACGGCGCGACCGACGCCAAACTGGGGCGGCTGGACAATACCGCGAAATGGACGGCTGGCGGTGATGACATCCTGACGGTAGGCACTGTGCAGTCGAACGGGCAGGTGATCATCAACATCAACGAGGCTGGCACCGCAACGTTAACCGTTGAGTGGGGCGGCATGAAATCGATTCTCACCATTACCGCGAAAGCGGAGACGTTCAGGACTACTGACCAATGACCGAGAAAATTACCGTTACCAGCGAACCGTCGCAGATCACCGATGGCACCAATAGCGCGCATATCACTGTGCAGGCCGGTTCGATTCTGTATGCAGACGCAGCCGATAGCGCCGAATGGCACGAACTGCGCAACCGCGAACTGAACGTGAACGCGCCTGTGAAGATATACGTGAAGGTATGGGCAGGCGAAGACGCAGAAATTATCGTGACTACGTGGGCGGCCTAAAAAAAATGGTGACCATTTTAATGATCACCATAAATTATTTATCCGTTTGCCTCACGGCCTGGCTCATCTTCGTCTACACGATAGCGCCAGTAACGTTCGGGTTTTACCCAAACAACATCCTCACCGCTGTCAATGCGAAACCTATTTATGACCTTTATTGAAAGGGCTTGATTTCCATCATCGTTCTCTTTGAGGTGCTGCTCATTCTCTTCTTTGACCAAATAGTCAACTACATCTTGTTGGTATAGGCACCCGCTTTCTCTGAGTGTCGAAACCATCCAAGTAGAGACATCTTCCAAAGTTAAGGCTGGTTTGTTTGGGTTTGCTGCTTTGGGGAATAAACCTCTAATGAATCTTCAGGGAAAATACCTGTATCAAGCTTCTTGCCAGCGAACCACTGGCATCTATAAGTGCCCAAGAATTCCTTATCTGAATTAAAAATCGCCTTTTCGACGGTCATAGATGGGCCGCTTGATTTCAAAACTACCAAATCCCCAACTTTGTATTTTGGGGTTCTTTGCTGTGGTGCTTTAGCCATTTATTAGATCCTTTTGTTAATGGGCGAAATGCTAATAAACGTTACAAGGGCAGAGGTAAAACTTTCAACTTTAATTTTCTGACATAAATCAATTTAGAGAAAAATATATGGCAAAACCAGACTGGGAGGCCATCGAATCAGCCTACCGGGCTGGCGTGCTGTCTCTCCGTGAAATTGCATCACAGCACGGCATCAGCGAAGGCGCGATCCGCAAACGCGCAAAGCGTGATGACTGGTCGCGAGACCTGAACGCGAAGGTGAAAGAGCGTGCCGATGATTTGGTACGCAAAGCAGAAGTACGCAAACAGGTACGCAGTGAAAGCACTTTGAGCGAGCGCGTACTGATTGAGGCTACCGCTGAAGTTATCGCCGCCGTCCGAATGGCACACCGGGGCGACATTCGCCGCGCGCGCTCTATCACCAACGCGCTGTTTGATGAACTGGCGGCAGAATGTGCCGATGTGGACGCGCTCGAAAAGCTGGGCGAACTGATGTATGACCCAGATGAGAAGGGCCGCGATAAGCTGAACGAAATCTATCACAGCGTGATCGCCATGCCTGAACGCGTGAAATCCGTCAAGGCGCTGAGCGAGGCGCTGAAGAACCTGATCGGGCTGGAGCGTCAGGCGTATGACATGGACGCGAAGAACGGCGACGACGACACGCAGAAGCTATCCGAACTGATGGACGCGCTATCCGGGGGTGCCTGATGCCTCTGACCCCGGCCCACCTTGCAAAGCTTAAAGATAAGCTGTGGCGGCTAAATCACCTCTATTTCATCACGGACAAGCAGGGCAAGCAGTGTCGGTTCAAGATGACGCCGGAGCAACTGGCCTACTTTGAAGGGATGCATACTCGAAACATCATTCTGAAGGCGCGCCAGTTAGGTTTCACTACCGAAGTTTGCATTATCCAGTTAGATGCCGCGCTGTTCGAATCGGCGAAGTGTGCCCTGATCGCCCACACGCTAAACGACGCTAAACGCCTGTTCAGGGAGAAAATCAAATATGCCTATGATCGACTGCCTGCTGCCATTCGCGCGGCAAACCCGGCATCTAACGATGCTGCTGGTGAACTGGTGTTTAAGAAAGGGGGTAGCCTTTACGTCTCGACCTCTTTCCGTGGTGGCACGCTGCGTTATCTGCATGTTTCCGAGTTCGGGAAGATATGCGCGAAGTTTCCCGACAAAGCCCGCGAGATTGTTACCGGCGCGTTCGAAGCTGTATCAACTGACTGTTTCACGACGATTGAAAGTACAGCAGAAGGCCGCGCAGGTTATTTCTTCGATTACTGCCAGCTTGCGCAAAAAGCGGCGTTATCTGGCGCTTCCCTCTCTGCTTTAGACTGGCGTTTTTTCTTCTTCAGTTGGCACAACAACCCGCTATATGCGATTGACCCGGTAGAGCCTCTGCCGGTGCGCCTGCTGCAATACTTCGCGGAGCTGGAAGCCAAGCACGGCATTATGACCAACGAGCGCCAGCGCGCATGGTACTACGCGAAGGAAAAGACGCTGGGCGACGACATGAAACGGGAATACCCGTCTACGCCCGCCGAAGCCTTCCAGCAGACCGTTGAGGGCGCTTACTACGCTAAGCAGTTTATGCTGCTTTACGCCAACAGGCGGATCGGCGAACTGCCGGACAACAGCCACCAGCCCGTTTATACGTTCTGGGATATTGGCGTTAGCGACTCAACCGCGATCTGGTTCGTCCGGCTGGTGGGCGATGAATTCCACGTTATCGACTACTACGAAAACAGCGGCGAAGGGCTGCGGCACTACATGAAAGTGCTGAAGGATAAAGGCTACACCTACGCTGAACACTGGGCACCCCACGACATCGACAACCGCGAGTTTGCAGGCGACGGCAAGACGCGCCGCCAGATGGCCCGCGAAGGCTACGAAATCGACGGTCAGACCTATTCGATCACCTTTAGCGTGGTGCCCAAAGTCGGGGTAGCGGAGGGGATCGAGACGGTGCGCGAAATCCTGCCCCGCTGCGCGTTCGATAGCGCCCGCTGTGAAACCGGCATCGCCCATCTGGAGGGCTACCGCAAAGAATGGGATGCCAAGCGCGGCTGCTGGAAAGATCACCCCCTACACGACTTCACATCCCACGGATCCGATGCGTTCCGCTACTTCGCCGTGGCTATGTCCCGCCGTAAACCGGCCAAAAATATCAAACTGGGCTTTTCACGATGACCGATCAGAATATCGACTATCGCCATCCCGCATACGAAGAATTTGCCGACGAATGGCAGATGGTGGCGGATTGCGTGGACGGCGAACGGAAAATTAAGCACACCAGCCGGGCGATGCGCTATCTGCCGCACCCTGCGGCGAACTGGGAAGAAACCGACCCGGATAAGAAGCGCTATCACGGCTATAAGAAGCGCGCCGCGTTCCTGAACGCCACCGGGCGCACGTTGCAGGGGATGCTGGGCATTGCCTTCGCTAAGCCTGTGCAGATCGAGCTATCCGCCGAACTGGCACTGCTGGAGCAGGACACAGACGGGCAGGGCCAGCCGCTCACCCAACTGATGCGCGACGGCGTGAGCCAGAACCTGCAAAAAGGCCGCGCGGGCATCCTGACCGACTACACCGGCAGCGGCGACCAGACGATTAAGACCATTGGCCGCCCGCTCCTGAAGCTGTACAAGGCAGGCCAGATCATCAACTGGCGCGTGACGAAGGGCAAAACGTCCCTTGTGGTGCTGCGGGAGTTTGATGCTGTCGATTTGCCAGACGAGTTCCGGCTGGTGCTGGTGGAGAAATTCACCGAACTACGCCTGATTGACGGCAAAGCCTTCGCCCGAATCTGGCTGCGCGGCAAAGACGGTATGGAGAATGCCGGACTGGCACCCATCCGCGACCGGAACGGCAAACAACTGGACGAACTGCCGTGGTCATGGATTGGCGCGAACAACAACGACCACACGCCCGACGCGCCGCCGCTGGCCGACATTGCCAGCATGAACATCAAGCACTACATGGCAGAGGCCGACATCGCGGAGATCGCCCACCTGACCGGCAACCCGACGCTATCGGCATCTGGCCTTGATGAACAGTGGGCCGACAAATATCTGGCCGCAGGGATCAGCGTTGGCTCAACCGAAGGCGTTCTGCTGCCGGTGGGCGGTAAGCTGGAGATTGTGCAGGCAGAGGATCGAAACCTGCCGCTAACGCTGGCTGAACGCCGCGAATCACAGATGGCGAAGCTGGGCGCGAAGCTGGTGGAGCGCGGCACCTCTGCACGAACCGCAACGCAGGCGAGCGACGAGGCCCAGACCGACAACAGCATTCTATCGCTGTGCGTGAGCAACGTAGAGCAGGCCATCAACCGCGCGCTGATGTTCGCCGGGCTTTACGCTGGCGGTTCCGGCACCGTGACCATCAACAAACGCTACGAGATTGCGCAGCTTGATTCGCAGGCTATTACCGTCCTGTTAGCCGCTGTCCAGTCCGGGAAAATGCTGCTGACTGATTTCATTCGCTATATGCAATCAATCGGGCTGGTGGACGCCACCGCCGATCCTGCCGTCATTGAAACGCAGTTGCGCGCGCAGTCCAGCCTGAACGACGCCACCAGCGACGACCCGGAGCAAACCGACGATGAAACGGACGATTAACGACCGGTTGCGCGACGAATCGATCAGCCATGCCGTCTACGTCGCCCGCTACGGGAATGGCGCAGCGCGCCGGATGGTGAAGCTGCTGAACAAAGCCGACGCCGAACTATCCGCGAAGCTGCTGGACACGCTGGAAGGCGTGGACGCGTCAGGCTACAGCGAACGCCGTTTAACGGCCCTGCTGGCTTCTGTGCGCCGACTTAACGGCAAGACGTGCAAAGAGGTGATCGCATCCCTGAAAGCCGAACTGAGCGCATTTGCGGCCCATGAGGCGGGCTATCAGTTCGCGCTCTTTGATGAACTGCTGCCCGATCCGGTGCTGGCCCACTTCGGGCTAAACGCCATCGCCCCCGATCAGCTGTACGCCGCAGCGGCCAGCCAGCCGTTTCAGGGGCGCTTGCTCTCCGAGTGGGGAACGAAGCTGGAAGCCGACCGGCTGAAGCGCATCACCGACGCTGTGCGGATGGGCTACCTGCTGAACGAACCCGCGCCGCAGATCACCCGCCGCGTGGTGGGCACGCTGGCGCAGAACCGCGAAGACGGGGCGATCCAGATGTCACGCCGCGACGTGGAGGCAGTCACACGAACCGCAGTGGCGCACGTCGCATCACTGGCGCGCCAGAAGTTCGCTAAAGCCAACAGCGACATAGTGAAGGGCAAGCTGTGGCTTTCGACGCTCGACACCCGCACGACGAAAATCTGCATCATCCGGGATCGGCTGATGTACTCGCTGGACGGCAAGCCCATCGGCCACAAAATCCCGTACCTGCGCGGGCCGGGCAGGTCGCATTTCTGCTGCCGGTCTACTGAAACGCTGGTGCTGAAGTCATGGCGCGAAATGGGGATCCCCGTGGACGAAATGGACGCAGGCACCCGCGCCAGCATGGATGGACAGGTGCCGGGCGATACCACCTATGCCGAATGGCTAGCCCGCCAGAGTCCAGAGCGACAAAAGCAGGTACTGGGGCCGCAGCGCGCGGCACTGGTGCAGGCCGGTAAGCTGAAGATCCCCGATCTTTACGACGACAAGGGCGAGTTTCTGACACTCGCACAACTGCGACGGCTTGAGCCGCACGCATTCAGATAAACGAGGGCTGCCGGTGGCGGCCCTTTTTCTTTCCTGTGCCCAGAGGGCACGCCATCACAACGGGGTTGATGATGTTCAAATTTCAGATTGATAAAGCCACTTTCGACGCACTGCCAGACGAGCACAAAGCCTTATACCGCGAAAGCGGCGACGGCTATCAGATGGCTATCGAAGGCTTGCCGGACGTGTCAGGGCTGGAAAAGAAAGTTAACGAGCTACTGACCGAAAAGAAAACTGAAAAGGCGCGCCGTGAAGAAGCCGAACGCCTTGCAGCCGAAGCCGAAGAAGAACGCCTGCGCCAGTCTGGCGACGTGGCCGCCATCGAAAATAGCTGGAAGCAGAAACTGGCGAACGCAGAGGCCCGCTATCAGGAGCAGATCAACGGCCTGAACGGTTCACTGCAAACCCTGCTGGTGGACAACGTGGCTACCTCTCTGGCCGCCGAACTGGGTGGCGACGCCGCGCAGGTGCTGCTGCCACACATCAAATCACGCCTTGCTGTGGAAATGCAGGAAGGCAAGCCAGTTACCCGCGTGCTGGACGCAGAGGGCAAACCCTCCGCGCTGTCCGTGAACGAACTGGGCGACGAATTCCGCAATCACAAAGCCTTCGCTGGCGTGATTATCGGATCTAAAGCGAGTGGCACCGGTGGAGCCGATGCGCCGCTAAACCCGGCTGGTGGGGCCGCTGGGATTACTGGTAGCTCTCTGGTTTCAGAGGCTGCAAACATCATTAAAAATATGGGAGTTGAATAATTATGTCTTTGCACATTTTCCAGCAGCAGGTTTCCACCGCCGCAACTGAACTCGTTGCGCAGCAGGTGCAGAAATTCAATGCAGCTTCAGGCGGCGCGCTCGTCATGGGAGACGGCGATCACATCGGTGATTACATCGAGCAAACTTCATGGCAGTTGATCGGCGGTCTGGCACAGCGCCGTAACGCTTACAAAGATAGCGACGTGACCGCGCAGGAACTGGGCCAGATTCTGGATCGCATGGTAAAAATTGATGGCCGCATCGGCCCGGTTTCCGTGACGCCAACCATGATGAAACGTCTGGGCAAAAACGTCGCCGAAGCCTCTGCCGTTGTCGCCGCACAGTCTGCGGAAGCGATGATTCAGGATTATCTGAACGCTACCGCCTCCGCGCTGGTGGCCGCTATCAGCGCAAACACGGATATGGTTGTTGACCTGTCCGGCGCTGCTGGCAAGCCTGTTGCCCCGTCACTAGCTGGCCTGAACAAAGGTGCGCGCCCGATGGGTGATGCCTACACCCGCCTGATCGCGTGGCTGATGGATGGCGCGACCTACAACGATTTTGCTGATGAATCGCTGACCAACGCTAACCGCCTGTTCCAGATCGGCAACGTCAATATCATGCAGGACGGCATGGGCCGCCGCTTTGTCGTGTCCGACATCCCGGCGCTTGCCAACGGCGATTTGCAGCACGTTCTGGGCCTGACCGCTGGCGCAGCCGCTGTTCGCACCTCTGGCCTGATCATGCAGGCGCAGCCGGTTCTGGGTAAAGAGAACCTGAAAGCGCTGATGCAGGGTGAGTATGATTTCACTGTCGGCCTGAAAGGCTACGCATGGGCAGATGCAACCATCAAATCACCGACTGACGTGCAACTGACCGCCGCGAAAGCGTGGGAAAAAACCGCTACCAGCAACAAAGATACTGCTGGCGTGCTGGTGACTTTCGGCGCGAAAGCAGCAGCCAAATAATCCCGCTGGCCCTTCGGGGCCAGTTAATCAGGAGATCAGCCGATGATTGATAACGATCCGGCCTCTGAGGGATTCAACAGCTACGGCAGCGTGGCCGGGCTGCTGGACTACGCCAAAACGCGCGGGTATGACGTGCCAGAGGAAGCCGCCGAAGGGCTGCTGATGCAGGCGATGGACTATCTGGGCCTCCAGACGTGGGCAGGCAGGCCCACATCTGCCGACCAGCCGCTGCCGTGGCCGCGTTCAGGCGTCCGGGTTGATGGTTTGCTGATCCCGTCCGACAAAATCCCGCAGAAGCTGATTCAGGCGCAATATCTGCTGGCCGTGCTGGCGCAGGAAGTTGACCTGATGCCGGGCTACGGTGGCGCGCAGGCGCTGGAGGAAACCGTAAGCGGGGCAGTGTCCATCAAATACAGCGAATCATCGCTGGGTTCCGGTGTTCATTTCCCGTGGCTGCGTTCGATGCTGGCGGGCCTGCTGGGCGCTGGTGGCGCTTCGGCGGTTCAGTTCAGCGTGCGGAGGGGCTGATTATGCCAATCAGTTACCCGCGAATGAGGGCGACCGCAAAGCGGCTGCTGACCGGCAACGGCAAATCGTGGAGCGTGACGCGTCCCGGTAGCGTTGAGGTGATCGGCGGCGTTGAGCACATCACCGAACCAAAAACGTTCACTGCAATCGGCGTTCGCACGGACTACAAGCCCGGCGAAATCGACGGCACCGTGATCCAGAACGGTGACGTGCGCATTGTGTTCACCGCCGACGCGGAGCTGCGGATCGGCGACAAGGTAGACGTAGACGGCATCAGCTACCGCATCGAGAAGCCCAACCCGGTTAAGCCTGCGGATCTGCTGCTGTGCTACCGCGCGCAGTTGAGGGCGTAGCGATGGGCGAAAACGATATGTTCGTGCAGTCCATCAATGCGTTCGTCACGAAGGCAAAGGCCAATCAGGAGCAGGTGATCAGGGCGGCATCTATCCGCATCCTGTCACGTCTGGTGCTGATGTCGCCGGTGGACACCGGGCGCTTTCGTGGTAACTGGCAGGTGACGTTCGACGCCCCCGCAGGCGGGCCGCTGGATGTGGTAGACATGGACGGCAGCGCCACCATCGCAGCCGGTTCGGTGATTATCGAATCGTTCCGCGTGGGGATGAAAGCCGTCTATTTCACCAACTGTTTGCCCTACGCCTACCGGCTGGAATATGGGCACAGCCAGCAGGCACCGGGCGGCATGGTGCGCATCACCGCCGCTGAGTTTCAGCGCTTCTTTGACGCTGCCGCTATGGAGCTAAAACAATGATCCCCGACACCTGCGCGGCGATTGATGCCGTGCTGGGGGTGTGGGCTGACGACCAGAACCTGCCGGTGGCATGGGAGAATGTGCCATTTACGCCGCCTGATGGCCCGTATCTGGTGGCGCATGACATGCCCGCCACGGCATACAGCATTGATCTTGCCTCTGAATGTCGGGTTTATCCCGGCGTCTACCAAATCAGCGTTGTAGTGCCAGCAGGCACCGGCAGGACGAAAGCCCGCGCGCTGGTGCAGCAGGTGATCGACCTGTTCCCGGAGGGCCGCGAGCTTGACGGCGACGGCTTTACCGCGTGGGTTCACACCCCACCAGCCGCAGCCGCTGGCATCGTGTCCGGCGCAACCTACACCATCCCCATCAGTTTCACCTACCGCGCGCACGTCGCCGGTTAAACCCCATCCCAGCCCGCCGCGCGCGGGCTTTTTTATTCCCCCAATCAAAGGAGGTTAGCCCTATGGCTTTCCAGCTACCTAACGGCGCGATTGTGCAGGTTGGTTCCGAACTGGCCGACGCGATCACCATCACCGCCGCAAGCAACGCGAAAGGCGTTGTGTTCACCGTTGATGATGTCGGCGATCTGAAGGTTGACGACGAAATCATGATTACCAGCGGCTGGGCGCTGATTAACTATCTGGTGGCGCGCGTCTCCGCTGTGGATGCTGAGAAAAAAACCGTGTCTGTGGGCGTGATCGACACGTCAGACACTAACTTTTTCCCGGCTGGCAATGGCGTCGGCTCACTGCAAAAAATCACCGCGTGGACGGTGATCCCGCAGATTACCGAAGTTGCCCAGTCAGGCGGCGATCAGCAGTACATTCAGATCCAGTTCCTCGAAGATGACCGCCAGCGCAACATCGCCACCTACAAAGCGGCGAAAACCCAGACGTTCACCATCGCGCACGACTCCACGCTGCCGTTTTATGACGTGCTCAAGGCGTCCGACCGCCGAGGCGACACGCTGCCGCTGAAAATGTACGTGCCGAAAGCAACAGAAACCCGCTACTGGTCTGGCACCCCGTCGTTCGACCCGCAGCCAACCACCGCAGTTAACGCCGTTGAAACCGTCTCTGCGTCATTCGCCATCAAGTCTATGGACATGACCTTTTACAAAGACGCCGCAGCGGCCAAAGCGAAAGCACAGGCTAAAGCCAAAGCGTAAACCGCGAAATAAGCGCGCCAGACCGCGAAGATGGGGCGATCCCCTAGTGGCTGGTGCGTTTCCCTTCCTTACCCCTTTCAACACCTCACAGGCCCGGAGATTAAGCCGTGACTACTGTTTTCACTCTGCAACCCAAACCGACCTTTAAAGCGACCGTATCGATCCCGCGCGCTGGCGAGGATGACGGCCAACTGACCGTTACTTTCAATCACAAGCCGCTGTCCGAACTGGCCGAGCTTGAGAAGCTGGAAGACAAAACCGCGCTGGATTTCATCACCGAAATCGTGGCGGGCTGGGCGCTGCCCGAAGAGTGCAACGCGGAGAACATCGGCGTGCTGCTGGAGAACTACCCCGGCGCAATGTCTGCGATCACCCGCGCTTATTACAACGAACTGCTGGGCAACCGCGAAAAAAACTAATAGCGGCTGCATCGGCGTTTTATACGCCTGAGCCATCAGCCGACGAACTGGCAACATTCGGCCTTACCGCTGACGACTTCGACGACGAAGTGATCGAAATCTGGCCTGACATCTGGCCCGCGTGGCAGGTGTTCCGCGCCTGTGCGACCCAGTGGCGCGCCGGTGCTGGTGGCGCAACGGGGATCGATTACAACGTGTTGCCGTGGCTGATGAAACTGCATGGCGTAGACGACGAAGCAGCCGCCCTTAATGATTTGCGCGTGATGGAGCGAACCGCGCTGGCGATCATCCACAAGCAGGGGGCCGAATGACAGACGTAGCAACTATTTCGCTGCGCGTTAACACAGCGGATGTGGAGCGCGGCAATAAAGTCCTGGACGACTTCGGCAAGACCGCACAGGACACAGCCAAAAAGTCCGACGACCTGAACCGCGTATTTAAAGCTGGCGCGGAGTCCCAGAAAAAGGGCACGACCAGCATTAAAGAGCAGCGCGAGGAATTGCAGAAGCTGCTGGACAAAATCAGCCCCGTAAACAAGGCGCTGAACGAACTGGACACGTTGCAGGATAAGCTGGCGAAGGCCCATAAGGCCGGGATACTGCCAACGGACGACTACACCCACTATAACGACCTGCTGGAAAAGAACCGGCAGAAGATCGCCGCAGTCGGCGAAGAGACGAAGCAATTAGGTCTGAAAAGCGCCGGTGCGCGCCGGGAAATCGGCGTGCTGATTGGCGAACTGGCGCGCGGCAATCTGGGTGCTTTACGCGGATCCGGCATCACGCTGGCGAACCAAGCCGGATGGATTGATAAGTTGATGACGCTGCGCGGGCTGGGGATCGCCAGCGTTATCGGCGGCATCAGCGCCGCGATGGTACTGCTAAGCAAGGCATGGTACGACGGCAATCAGGAATCCATTGAGTTCAACAAGCAGCTGATCCTGACCGGCAACTATGCGGGCCAGACAGCCGACAGCCTGAATACGATGGCTAAAGCCCTTTCTGGTGGCGGCATCACGCAGGGAGACGCAGCCGGGGCGCTGGCGAAGATTGCCAGCACGGGCAAATTCACCGGCAAGCAACTGGAAGAAGTAACCCGAACCGCGCTGGCGATGCAGGAGGCAGTCGGCCAGTCGATTGACGCCACCGTTAGCGACTTTGAAAAGCTGCAAGACGCCCCGGCAAAAGCGTCTCAGGAGCTGAACGACCGGCTGCATTACTTGACGGCCACGCAATATGAATATATCGCGTCGCTGGAGCGAGCAGGCAACACGGAAGACGCCGCAGCCGCAGCGCAGAAATATTACAGCACGGAAATGCAGCGCCGCGCCGAAGAGACTAAGGCGAACTTAGGAACCATCGAGACGGCAGCCGCCACTGTCGCCGCTGTTGCCCGCAATATGTGGGATAGCCTGATGAATATCGGGCGTGAAACCACGTTAGAGGACAAAATCAAGCAGCAGAAAAAGCTGATTGAAAGCCTCCAGACACAGGGCAATTCCGCAACGATGTTCACGCCCTACGGCGGCATGGCGAACGTTTTCGGTTCGACGAAGCCCAACGCCGAAACGTTAGCCGCCGCGCAGCGGGAACTGAACAACCTTACCAGGCAAAAGGAAGAGGCCGAGGCCAAAGCCAAAGCACGCGGCGAGGAACAGAAAGCCCAGCAGGCCATTATCGAGGGTGACGCGCATTTCAACGCGTTGCTGGCGCAGCAGCAGACCGCACTGGAAAAGCGCACCGCCGAAAACGAAAGGCTGAACAGGCTGATCGAGCAGCGCCGGAAAAACGGTAACGCGATGACACAGGACGAAATCGACGCGCGCCGGGCGGCGATTGATAAGGCGTTCAAAGACCCCAAAGCGCCCAAAGCCGCTAAAACGCCAACCGTTAAAGTTGACGCCGGAGATCGTGATGCTGAGACGGCAGCGCGCCATCTGGCCGACCTCAAAGACCAGCTAAAGGCGTTGCAGGAACAGTACGACACCGGCAAGAAAATCAGCAAGGAACGGCAGGACTATCAATCTGCTGAACGTAAATACGCTCAGTTGCTAGAGGTTAGTCAAAGCCGCAGCCTCACCACGCAGGAAAAGCAGCAGTTAGCAGCCAGCAAGCAGACGCTTGAGCTAAAGCGCCAGTCTGCCGAAGTGGGCGATCAGATTGTTGCGCAGCAGAAACTGAACCAGCTACATCAGCAGGCCAACAAATTTATTGAGCAGCAGAACGCCAAGCAAACCCAGTTATCCCGCCTGATGGAGGGCGCAACGACCAAAGAAGCCGAGCGCGTCGGCACCAGCGACCGGTTAAAATCCGTCTACGGCGACGGGGAAGATGGTAGGCGCGTTATCGCGGCGCAAGAAGAAACGTGGCGACAGCAGGATGCGCTGCAAGAGAACTGGCAGGCCGGGGCTAAAAAGGCGTGGGGCGAATGGGAAGACAGTGCAACCGATGCTTATCAGATGGTCGGCGAGGCCACTACGGCGACGTTTGACGGAATGACGGACGTTCTAACTAACTTCCTGACTACTGGCAAGGCCGGGTTTAAAGACTTCGCAACGAGCATTCTTAGCGATCTGGCGAAAATGCTGGTGAAAATGGCAGAGGTACAGGCCATGCAGGCCGGTTTGGGTGCGTTAAAGGGCAGCAGCTTTGCTTCGTTTCTGGGCTTCTCTGGCGGCGGTTATACCGGCGCGGGCGGCAAGTATGAGCCGAAAGGCGTTGTCCACGGCGGTGAATTCGTGTTTACGAAGGAAGCCACCAGCCGGATCGGCGTTGATACGCTCTATGCCATGATGCACGGCGCGCAGGGCTACGCTGATGGCGGCTACGTGGGCAAGGCACCGATGGCCGGGCTGACTGGAGGCGGTGGCGGGGTGAACGTGCAAACGTCCGTAGTGGTCCAGGCTGGAAACAGTCAGGGCGCATCGGGAAGCAGCACAGGAGCCGAAACGCTCACTAAAGCCTTGCAGATGCAGATGGATCAGGCCGCGCGCAACGTGGTGAATCAGGCGATCAGGCCGGGCGGCGCAATATGGAATTTCCAGAAATCCCGGAAGCAATAACACAGGGATTTGGGGAGGGGCTGAAGTGCCTACCGGCTTTCTTTTGTGCTGGCTAATGACCCTAATGGATCGATTTGGTCAAACGATAAATGCTGCATTAGTGCGACAATCGCGCCCGGTTTACGTTAAACGAACTACCGAGGGAAGACCGTGAAAACTGTAATGAAAGCAACTGCTATCGCCTTAGCATTGACCGGCCTGACTGGATGCGCCGCCGTCAAAATGCCCGCTACACCAGAAGCTACTGAGCACTTTTTCTTGAAAGAAGATCATGGCATTCAAGCTAAGTGCGGTTGGCTGGGCGATGTCCGGGTTTATACCGGGGAAAAACCTTTCGTTAGCGTCGCTGGTGAATATCAGGCTGGCACAAGCCCGCGCATGGAGGAAGGCCGCTATCTGCTGGATTTCAACGGCGGTTCCTTAACATTCGTCTATAAACCAGCGAATGGAGGCGAGCACGAAAGGGCAGGCGTTGCAAGCAAATCGGGCTTTGTGCCATGCAGTTATTCATTCTTTCTTAAGTAACCCAATTCCTACCCCCTTAAACCCGCTTCGGCGGGTTTTTTTATGCCCGGAGAAAACGCATTGGCAATCGAAACCTTTAACTGGAAAACCCAGATTCAGGCCGGGATGCAGGGCATGTTCGTTTATGCCACCCGTTCCGCAAAGTTTGGGGATGGCTACGAGCAGATCGCAGGCGACGGCATCAACCCAGAAACCCAAAGCTGGCCGATCACTATGTCCGGCCTTAATAGCGAAATGCTGCCCGCACTGGCGTTCATCCGCCAGCACATCACAAAGTCATTCATCTGGACGCCGCCCAACGGCGCGCCGGGGCTGTATCGCGTAGACCCCGAATCCGTCCGTGCTGAGCCGCTGGCGCACAACGTGACGACCATCACCGCAACATTCAAGCAGGCACCCGCACCATGACAGACGCCGCAAAACTGAATGCCGACTATCAGAAGCTGGAACCTGGCAACACCATCAAGCTGTTCACTGTAGACGGTTCGGCGTTTAACGCTGACGTGCTGCACTTCCACCCTTACCACATCCCGCACACCCCAGAAGAGATCGAAGCCTCTGGCGGCGACGAACTAAAGCTGCCCGCAAAGTCCATTTGGTTCGATGGCGTCGAATATAAGGCGTGGCCCTGCCAGATCGAGGGAGAGGAAGCCAGCACGGACGGCACCAGCGCGCAGCCTGTGCTGTCGGTGGGTAACATCGACGCATCGATCACCGCGCTGTGTCTGGCCTACGATGACCTGCTAAAAGCCAAAGTCACGATCATTGAGACGCTTTCCCACTATCTGGACGCGCGCAACTTCCCGGAAGGTAACGAGACTGCCGATCCGACGCAGAAGAAAGTCAAAACCTACTACATCGACAGCAAATCATCCGAAACGGATGAGGTTGTAGAGTTCACGCTTTCTTCCCCGATGGATCTTGAAGGGCTGATGATCCCGACCCGCCAGCTACATTCGCTTTGCACGTGGTGCATTCGCGGCAAATACCGCACCGGTGACGGCTGTGACTACGCAGGCACCCGCTATTTCGACAAAAACAATAATCCGGTTGACGATCCCGCGCTGGACGTGTGCCCCGGCACGCTAACGGCGTGCAAGCTGCGCCACGGCGACGACGCAGAATTGCCCTTTGGCGGGTTCCCCGGCACCAGCTTAATCAGGAGCTAATCGCATGGAACAGTCACTGATTGACGAATTTCTGGCACACGCTGCCGACGACTACCCGAACGAAGCCTGCGGCGTGCTGGCGCGCAATGAAGACGATCTGCGCTATATCCGCTGCCAGAACATCGCAGCGAACCCGCGCGAGGATTTCACCCTGTGCCCGCACGATCTGGGCGACGCCGAAGCGTGGGGCGATGTCGTCGGCATCGTTCACAGCCACCCCGACGCCACCACGCAGCCCAGCGACCGCGATCAGGCGATGTGCGACAGCACCGGGCTACCGTGGCACATCGTGAGCTATCCAGAGGGGGATTTCCGCACAATCTGCCCGCGCGAAGAGGTGCCGCTGATCGGCCGGCCGTTTGTGCTGGGCGTTTATGACTGCTGGGGGCTGATTATGTCCTATTTCCAGCAGGAGCACGGGATCGAGCTGCGGGATTACCGCGTTGATTTCCCGTGGTGGGAAGAGGGGCGCACAGAGAATTTCTATCAAGATTGCTGGCACGAATGCGGCTTTCGTGAGTTCGCCGGGCCGCCGCAGCCGGGCGACATGGTGATCATGCAGGTGCAGGCGCCGCGCTGGAATCACGCGGGAATTCTGCTGGAAGGCAATATGCTTTTGCATCACCTTTACGGACGACTGAGCCAGCGCACGCCATACGGCGGTTACTGGCGCGAACGCACCATGAAAATCGTGCGGCACAAAGATTTAATGAGGGCTTACCCATGCTAACCAAAATCGAGCTAGGCGGCGCGCTGGGGCGTCTTTTCGGAAAGGTACACCATCGGGCCGTTAACACCACCGCCGAGGCCGTGCGGGCGCTGTGCGTGACGCTGCCGGGCTTTGAAAAGTATCTCAACACCAGCAAATCGCGCGGCATGACCTTTGCAGTTTTTCGCCACCGAAAAAACGTGGGTGTAGACGATCTGCAATATCCCCACAACGGCCAGACGATTCGCATCATGCCTCTAATTATTGGTAGCAAGCGTTCCGGGTTGTTCCAGACCATTCTGGGCGCGGTACTTGTAACAGTGGGCGTTGTTGTCGGCGTCATGTCGGGCGGCACCCTGTCGGCTGTGGGGTATGGCGTGGCTAAAATCGGCGGCGCGATGATGCTGGGCGGGGTTGTCCAGTTGCTTTCGCCCCAGACGGCGGGCCTTGCCAGCAAACAGGATGCCGACAATCAGGCGTCCTACGCCTTCGGCAGCGTGACAAATACCGCAGCGCAGGGCTACCCGGTGCCCATCTACTACGGCAAGCGTCGGATCGGCGGTGCCATCATCTCAGCCGGTATCTACGCCGAAGATCAGCAGTAACCCTTCTCCAATCCTTCCAGTTATCACAGCCCGCCGCGCGCGGGCTTTTTTGTGGGTGAAATATGGCTCAACAACTCATTTCCGGCAGCAAGGGCGGCGGCAGTAGCTCGCATACGCCGACAGAGCAGCCGAACGACCTGCTGTCCGTCGCAAAAGCAAAAATCCTGCTGGCGCTGGGCGAGGGCGAATTTTACGGCCAGCTTACCGGGCAGGAAATCTATCTGGACGGCACCGCGCTGTTAAACCCGGACGGCAGCGAAAATTTCCCCGGCGTTAAGTGGGAGTTTCGCCCCGGCACGCAGCAGCAGGAATATATCGCCGGGATGCCGGGCAGTGAGAACGAAATCACTGTGGGCAACGAGATCACCAGCGACAAGGAATGGACGCGCACATTCAACAACACGCAGCTATCAGCGCTGCGCCTGCGGCTGAAATGGCCGAGCATTTTCCAGCAGAAAGATAACGGCGATGTGGTCGGCTACACCATTAACTATGCGGTGGACATTCAGACGGACGGCGGAACGTGGCAAACCGTGCTTGATACCGCTGTTAGCGGCAAAACCACCAGCGGCTATGAACGCAGCCACCGCATCGACCTGCCAGCGGCTAAGACCGGCTGGACGATTCGCCTGCGCAAGACCACCGAAGACGCGCACAGCGCGCGCATCGGCGATGCGATGACGCTGGAGAGCTATACGGAGGTGATCGACGCTAAGCTGCGCTACCCGAACACGGCGCTGCTTTATATGGAGTTCGACAGCAGCCTGTTTAATGGCTCAATCCCGCAAATCTCCTGCGAGCCATACGGGCGCGTTATTCAGGTGCCGGACAACTACAACCCGCAGACGCATGAATATACCGGCACATGGCAGGGCGAATTTAAATGGGCATGGTCGAACAACCCGGCGTGGGTGTTCTATGACATCGTGATCAATGACCGGTTTGGGCTGGGCGAGCGCCTGACGGCTGCAAACATCGACAAATGGACGCTGTATCAGGTGGCGCAGTATTGCGATCAGCTTGTGCCTGACGGAAAGGGCGGCAATGGTCAAGAGGTGCGCTATAAATGCGACGTCTACGTGCAGAACCGCAACGACGCCTTTACCGTGTTGCGCGACTTCGCGGCCATCTTTCGCGGGATGTGTTACTGGGGCGGCGATCAGCTGGTTGCGCTGGCGGATATGCCGCGCGATGTGGACTACATCTACACGCAGGCCAACGTCATCGACGGGCGTTTCACCTACGCCAGTAGCACGACGAAGAACCGCTATACAACGGCGCTCGTTAGCTGGTCTGACCCGCAAAACCAGTACGCCGACGCGATGGAGCCGGTATTTGAAACCGATCTGGTTTCCCGCTATGGCGTCAACCAGCTTGAGATCACCGCCATCGGCTGCACCCGCCAGTCAGAGGCCAACAGAAAGGGCCGCTGGGGCATCCTGACCAACAACAAAGACCGCATTGTAACTTTCTCCGTAGGGCTGGACGGCAACATTCCGCAGCCGGGCTACATCATCGCCGTCGCCGACGAAAAACTATCTGGCCGCGTCATGGGTGGCCGCATCAGTTCGGTTGACGGGCGAGTGCTGACACTGGATCGCGCGCCATCGGCGAAGGTGAACGACCGGCTGATGGTCAACCTGCCATCCGGCATCGTGCAGTCACGGACGATTCAGGCGGTGGCCGGTAACGTGGTGACGGTGACAACGGCTTTCGGCGAGACGCCAGCGGCGGAATGCGTCTGGACGGTTGAAAGCGATGATCTCTACGCGCAGCAGTACCGCGTAACGAGCATTACCGACAACGGCGACAACACCTATTCAATCGCCGCCGCGCAGCACGACCCGGACAAATACGCCCGGATTGATACCGGTGCGATTATCGACGAGCGCCCGATCAGCGTGGTTCCGGCAGGCAGCCAGCAGGCACCGCAGAACGTCACGGTGGGTTCGTTCAACGTGGTAAATCAGGGCATTTCCTTCCAGACTCTGCGCGCGCAGTGGGATGCAGCGCCGGGGGCTATCGCCTACGAAGCCCAATGGCGGCGCGACGATAACAACTGGGTGAACGTGCCGCGCAGCAGCACAACTTCGTTCGATATTGATGGCATCTACACCGGGCAGTATCTGGTACGCGTCAGGGCGATCAACGCCGTTGAGGTTTCCAGTAATTGGGCCTACTCTGAGCTAACCGACCTGACCGGCAAGATTGGCAACCCGCCGACGCCGATCAACTTCACCGCGACGCCGATTAACTGGGGCATTTACCTGTCGTGGGATTTCCCGGCAGACACCAGCACCACGTTAAACACCGAAATTCAGTACGGCACCGGCAAAACAGAAGATGCGATGCTGCTGCTGGCTGATGTGCCTTATCCACAAAGCAACTATACACAGATGGGCCTGCGCGCCGGGCAATCCTTTTTCTACCGCGCGCGGCTGGTGGATAAGTCAGGCTTTCAGTCCGACTGGACAGACTGGATCACCGGCACGTCGAACGACAACGCCGACGACTATCTGGGCGACATCACCGACGACTTTCTGACGCGCGACGAAGGCGAGGCGCTGATCAGCCAGATTGAGATCGACCCGTCTGCCATCCTGCAGAACGCTCTGGCGAATCATGACACTGTAACGCAGCAGTGGAAGCAGTACGCCAACAACCGCGCGGGTATCATTCAGGCGCAGACGCTGGCGAGCGATGCGAACGAATCTGTGGCCGAATTGCAGGAAGTGGTTTACGCGGCATTTGACGAGAACAACGCTGATTCCATCGTGAGCCAGATCAGGCACGCGCAGGCCAGCGCCGACAAGGCGCAGTCCTACATCGACAACGATTTGCAGGCGAAGCTAAACGAAATCGGCGCTGCGGTTAACCAGAAAATGGATGCCTACGTTAACGCAGACGGTTCTGCGGCGGCAATCTACACGCTGAAAACCGGGATTCAGTTGCCGGACGGCACGCAGAAGCAAGCCGGGCTATCGGTGGCGGTATCGATGGACGCCAACGGCCAGCCGCTTGCAAGCGTCGCCGTTCAGGCGGATCGCTTCCTCTTGCTGAGTTCGCCTGTTGGTGATGGGCAAGACCCAGGAACGGCCATCACGTCGCCGTTCGCGGTTGAGGGTGGGCAGGTGTTCATTCGTGACGCGTTCATCAAAGACGGCACGATCACAAACGCGAAGATCGGCCAGTACATTCAATCGACCAACTATCAGGGCGGCGTCAGTGGCTGGGCTATCCATAAGGACGGCTGGGCGGAATTCAGAAACGTTACCGTTCGCGGGAATATCGTTGCCGACTCAGGCGAGATGAACAACGTGGTGATTAACGAGACCTGCACAGTTAAAAGCCTGCGCGCGGAGAATATCCAGGGCGACTTGCTGATCGGCTCGCCGTATGTGGAGAAGCAGATCGGTGCGGCCAATTCTCCATCCATTAATGCAGGGCAGCTGTACCAGATCTGCGCCATCCCCGGCGCGCCATTCCCGCGACAGGTCACATTCGTTGGGGAAGTGCTTTTCCAGCAAAGTCAGCGTAACACCATCGAGATCGTGAATGAGGGCGGCGGCGTAGTCTGGGCCGTAGATACGGGGAACATCGACCAGAACGACCAGAAGAACCAAAAACACGGTATCAACGTTGATATTGGCGCATCCAGCTACGGTGCAACTCAGGCGCTCTATGTGCGCTGGAGCAGGGGCGGCGCGGTTCAGATGAACTTTAACGGCGTGATCCTCTGCTTCAAGAAAACCAACTCAATCAGCATTCCTTAATCGACGCCTCAACCACTCCAGCCCGCCACTGTGCGGGCTTTTTCTTGCCTATTTTTTGGAGCCTCAAACATGGCAACCGGATCAATCACAGTAACCAACAAAAGCAACGCCATTCAGGGCAGCGGCACCGCATTTACTATGGAACTGGCGCGCGGCGATTTCATCGTTTTCAACGTGGGCAACGTGACCTATACACTAGCGGTTAGCACCGTTAAAGACGACGAGAACCTGACTGTGGCGAAGTCCTACACCGGTCCTTCAGCCGACAGTGTGCCGTTTATGGTTGTCCCGTTCGGCACTTCGTCGCTGGTCACTACTGAACTTGTCGCGCAGATCACCGAAGCCATGCGCGGCCTGAATAACGATAAGGCGAACTGGTCTGAGGTATTCAGCAGCAAAGACAACATCACGCTTGTCATGCCTGATGGTTCCGAGTTTAGCGGCCCGTCATGGGGCAAAATCGTCGAGGCGGTGAAAGATGCCGGAGGCGATGAACTGATGGCCGCAGTGGATGCGATCCACGCCGACACCGAGACAGTTACCGCAGCGCAAGCGGATGTGCTGGCGAACAAGGAAGCCGCAGCCGCCAGCGAGGCGAACGCTAAAACGTCTGAGACGAACGCCGCAGCCAGCGAAAAGAGCGCCGCAGAGAGCGCGGCCAGCACCGCCGCTGACGCCAAATCTACCGCAGCCGATGCGAAGGCTACCGCAGCAGACGCCGCAGCAGCAGACGCAGCTGCCACTGCCGCCGCAACGTCAGAGGCGAACGCCGCCACCAGCGAAACCAACGCCGCAACCAGCGCGGAGAGCGCAGCAGCCGATGCAGCCGCCACATCCGCAGATGCCAAAGCGACAGCCGCAGATGCTGAATCTACTGCCGCCGACGCTGCTGCCGCTGCCGCCTCTGCAAAAGCCGCAGCCGCCAGCGAAACTAACGCCGCCACGTCAGAAACGAACGCAGCCACCAGCGAGGCCAATGCCAAAGAATCCGCCGCATCAGCAAAAGAGGACGCCGACCGCGCCGAAGCAGCGAACCCTGAAAAATGCCTGCGCATCAGTCAGAACCTCGCAGACCTTGCCGACAAAAAAGAGGCGGTGAAAAACCTGCTGGATGGCGAGCCGCTGACGCTGGCCGCCGATGCTGCGGGTAACTATGACGCCGTAACGCTGCGCCAGTTAACCGCAGCCACCAGCGCGGGCGGCACCGGTGGGCCAACCATGAACGGGGTGATGAACAACTCACTGGGCTGCGTCGAATGGTTCAACGGCACCCGCGCCAAAATGTGGCCGGGCTATGTTCCAGCCGATGGGCAATGCCTGAGCCGCGCGCAATATCCTGAGATCTGGGCAGCAGTGAAAGCTGGACTGTTCGTCTCGTTTGACGAGGCCGACTGGCAGGCGCTGGCAGAGAATGACAATAACTACAGCCGCCGCGCGGGTTATTCAAATGGCGGTGAGGCCGGAACATGCCCAGACGAGTCGATCACTGATGCATGGTTTCGCGTTCCCGACCTGAACGGTTCGCTGGTGGGCAGTTACCCGAACGCATATCTGCGAGGATCGAGCACCGGAAACCCACACGTTGGCTTTGTCCATCCAGACGGCGCACCGGCTATCACCGGTCAATTCACAGGCACTATGGACGGCTTCGCGCACCTGCCATTCGGATCTTATGCGGGCGCATTCACAGAGATTGAAACGGTAGGCAATGCGCTGGCGACGATCTCAGCTGGGCAGTACACAACCGGATCGCACACGCGAGGGGCCAAATTTGACGCCAGCCGAAGCTATGCAGGCTATGGCCGTTCGCCTACAGAGATCCGCCCCACGTCCGCAATCGGCATCTGGATCATCCGCGTAAAGGGCATCTTTAGCGCTGCGGATACCGCCTTTAATGTGATTAATGCTGATGACGTTATGCCAGATGCAGGCACCACCGTTTACGGCGGCGCGGTATCCTCTGCTTATCAGGTGGCGGGCAAGGATCAGTTAGTCGCACGACTACGCGCCAAATACTCTGTAGGCGGTGACCACTCTGCCGTTATTGAGATCGTCGATTCATCTGGCGCAGCGGTGACAACCGACACAATCCAGCTTTTCAAAACAGGGATTCTACTCTGGGAAGCAGCAGGCACCGGTTCGAATAACAACCGTAATGGCGGCAACTATCGTTCAGAGACGGCACAAAGCTGGGGCCAGTGGCGCGCTTACCGCAACGACGCTGACGGCGGGATCGTGTTCGAGACTGCGCAGGACGGCGGAGCTACGCAACGGTTCTGGATGACCGGGCAAGGGAAGCTGGTAATCCCCGGATCTTTTTCGGCGCTTAATGGCGACCTTACTGCCAACATTGACGCCCCGGCTAATGTAAACATCGGTGATTATCTTAATGCCCCCTCTGTGCGTAGTCGCCTTGTCGGGCGTGGTGCTTATGGTGATGGGGCTGGGGCTTTTGTAGGCCTTTACCATCAGGAATGGGTAGGGAACTATGCGCAAGGCATCCTCAACCTGAACGGCTACGGCAGTGATCGTAACTGGTTTTTCCGCCAGACCGGTGAAATGGCCGGGCCAAACGGCACTATTCAGGCAGCGGGTTCAGATGTGCGACTGAAGACCAACATCAACCCCGCGACTGATGGCGCAGGCGACCGCATCGACCAGATCGGCGTCGTCGAATTCGAATGGCTGGGCAGCGGCAAAAAAGAGCGCGGTTTCATTGCCCAGCAGATGGACACCATCGACGAGCTATACACCGAACTAAACGGCGAAGGCACCGACGAGAACGGCGAGAAATTCGACGTGCTGAACGTGAAGGATCGCGCGGTGATGGCTGACTTGATTGTGTGCGTACAGGAGCTGCGCCAGCAGGTTGCCGAATTGCAGAAGGAACTTGCCGCCCTGAAAAAGAAAGCCTGATTTGATGGGCGGGTATCATAATGGCGCAAATTATAGCCCGGTTATGCCGGGCTTTTTTGTTACCGACGAAATGCCTTATACTGGTTTTTTATACAGCATTTTTAAGGGGAGGCTATGGCGCGTGATTATGAGATAGGATCGGCATTCCGAGAATCGGTGAAGCGGGATGCGAAAGGGCGCCAGTTTGTCACTACAAACGATTTTCGGCTGCGGCTTGAACATTACAATCACATCTGGACGCTCGACCAGTGCAATCGCTGGATCAAACGTTATCAGCCATTCTTTTTCGAACAGGTCACGGAGCGGGGCGAAAACCGAGTCTGGGCACTGCGCAACATGGGATTTATCACCTGATGGGTTTTCAGTCGCCTGCGCAAGATTATATCGAGCGTCGTCTTAAAATTAGCGATTCGATAGTGCATACCCTGCGTCAATGATGTTGAAGGACTGTTAGTTTTGTGAGAGTGTTAATGGAATTATCAAACTATGGATTAACATCAAAATGATGCAATAGATGTAATGGAATGTAATGCCGATTTGAATCAAACGAACAAGATATTTTAATTTTAGAGAAAAACCCGGCGTATTCGCCGGGATGTGATTTAGCTATTTTGTTTTTTATCTAGATCGATCATATTAAGAACCGATTTAGCGAGCCCCAAATAAACTCGGTTGGCTTCTTCAATGTTTACTTTAATCCCATTTTCCTTACCATCTTTCTCCCACATCCAGCGAGCACCAGACCAGTTACCATCTTCCTTAGTAAGTTCAAAAATAGGTTTTGAAAGTTTTTGGGAGACCGGTATAAGTCCACTAAAATTTTGTACTCCTCCAAGATGATACGGGGAGTCATGTGTTACAGACTTTGAGAAGTGTTCTTTTTTAATCATCATATTTGAAGATTCTAATGCTGGCACGAGCCTTCTATTAGAAACTTCTTTGATTCGTTCTAGCCAGTCACTATAAGCTTTTGACATTTGTTTAGGTTGGTCAAGTTCTTCTTTTTCAGAAGTGTTGCTGGAAGTAGTATATATTCTATAATTTTGAGTTATAAACCCGAGCATTTTGGGATTAGAGGAAGGCAATGGTGAATTACCACCTTCCTTGAAAGGAACAATTTCTTCGGCCCACTTAGGTAACACATTACTTAATGAATCTATCGCTTGGTAACAGTAGAAGTCCGGAGAAACTGGCACTATGAAATAGTCAGAGCTCATTAAAATACATTGATTGGTTGAGGAAACACTTGGGCTCATATCAATCAATACTATATCAATTTCATGCTCAGCAGCCATTTTTCTAATAAGATTGTTAAAGGCAGCCACAAATTTACGTAGAACAGGAAGTGTATTACTGCTTGTCATAGCAGTAGCAATTTGTGTATCCAGCTCAGAAAATCTGATATTCCCAGCCAATACAAAAAGGTTGTTATTTTTTGTAGGGGTTATTGATGTGGAGTTTTGTGGCGAATGAGTAATGCCTTCAAGAGAAAAGTCAGGAGCAAGGCTGTTAAATATATCAGTATTATTTTTGCTCTCATAAAATTTTACTAGAGAATCATAATCATCTAATCCTAATGTCAAACCTGTAAGGTTACACTGTGGATCAGCATCTACAATAAGCACTCTTTTTCCTAATGATGCAATTTTCCAGCCTAAATGAAAAACTGTAGTAGTTTTACTGACGCCGCCTTTATGATTAAAGAGTGAAATTAGATTAGCCACTTTACCTTGTCCTTTTGTTGAGTCTTGCAAACCACTGCATGATGAAGTTGATGTTTTATCCAA